TGCACGTTTGACTCCTGAAGATACTGTTGTGTTACATAAGAAGTCAATGGACTATATCAATCATGTGGTCAGCGAACATGCTGATAAAAACTATGTGGTCGTTGCTCATCATTGTCCTAGCTTCAAGAGCGTACATCCTAAGTATGCCCATGACAAGATCATGAATGGTGCGTTTGCTAGTGACCTAGATGACTTTATCGCGTATCGTCCACAGATTCGTCTATGGACACATGGTCACACACACGAGCCCTTTGACTATATGATTAGTGAGACTAGAGTAGTATGTAATCCTCGTGGCTATGTAGGTCACGAACATCGTGCTGATAATTTCAAACTACAATATTTGGAAGTATGAGATTAATATTATTCCTATGTTTATTATTACAGGGTTGTGTGACCATGATAGCTGGCAATATGGGTGCAGGTGCTACCGTGGTAGCCGCTGCCGAAACTGTGGACCAGGCCAAAACTGCCGCTGATGTGGTGGCATACGGCACTACCGGTAAGACCTTGACTGATCATGCCTTAGATTCTGTTACAGGTCGAGACTGTAACTTGATACATGTTTTTAATAAATATCGTAAAGTATGTCGTGAACGCATGCCTGATCTCAGTACCAAAGAAAAGATCCGAGCATTCCAAAAATCAAAAGGTCTCGAGCAAACTGGGACTGTAGGTCCTAAGACACGTATGGCCGTATGGCGTATTAAGAACGAGTTAGACTGATGGAACGCTTGGATGATTGGCCACCGCCGGCAGAATGGGAAGAAGTAGTTATAACCTGGGACATCATGTTAGAAAACAATCGACACAGGCCGCCGGCGATCATCGACTGGCTAGAAACAGCACCGGGTGGCAGATATCATTTGCACGGGTGGAAGGGTAAAGAAGGATTTGCTTTCAGATTTGAGGATCCAGTGGATGCTCTTTATTTTAAATTAAGGTGGATGTAATGGCAACAATGTTTGAACTGCATTGTTTAATGCAGAGTTCTGCTAGCTAGATAGCCACCATCTCTATTAACAAAGAAGTTGAATATTTCTTCTACTCTGTCACTGGTTCCAACCTCTGCTTCAGGTAGGCTTACGCCACGCAATATACCTTCTGAACTAACAACAAAAACATAATCCTCTGGTTGTATATCACCCAACACATCATCGCTTTCTTTTAAGCTGGGGTCGTTTGTGTACTCTTCTGTGATTTTTGCCATTGTCATTTTCCTTAAAGTATTTGATGTTCGCTTTAACTTTTTTAAGTAGTAATTTTGTTATTTCGTGATCTTTACCAAATGCCTTGTAGTATTGCTTTAAGTCTGGACTGTTAATCTTACTGGTGCTAGTAATATTTAACTTATATTTCAAAAGATAGTGTCTAGCCGCTATATTCTGTGCATAAGCATCTATCTCATCAGGGTCACCTAGATATTCTTGATCAGCTTTGATCCGGGGATCTTTATGATGACTTCTAAACATATTTCTATGCATGCGATATCTACGACTACGATATTGTCGTTGATGTTCATACTCATGTATTAATGTTTCTACTAGATCAATAGTAATTTTTTCTGCTAGCTCTTCAGTGAACAGCATAGGCATGGTTTTAGGATAGTTTAATATGAAATCAATGATAAATTGTTTTTTCTTTATTTCATCTAGGCTAGGATCGTATTCGGCACCGATACTAAATTCACCTGGATCAAGTTCGCCTTTGGCTCCAGAATATAATTTAACACGCACCGGATGATGTTGATTGAGATGTTTACCTAGGGTCTTGACTAGATTGCGAGGAGTTATTCTACGACCAACAAGATGATTAGCCCACTCACTGATGTGTTTGTATTCAAGCGTAGGATTCAAATACATAGTGGGCTGTCCTTGAGAATTAAGTTATAATGCCACCTGCACTAACTGGTTCAATACCAGTAGTGGTTTTAATATAATGATTCTGCACATCTTTAACAGTGGGTGCGTGCATCATTACATGTCGTTTTTCTAACCGTATACTCTTATTTAAGTCACTTGTAAATAGACTCTGTAGCAAGCCGAGACCCTGTTGGCTAGGCATAACAGTGCATGGTTTACTGACTGTAAATGCGTCATCTGACTCTTCTACGATTTTAGCAACGATTTCATCACCGTTGACTATCTTAAAAGTCACTATATCATCTTCTGCATACTTATTTGTTACTAACATTTGAATCCCCTAGTTTATTGAATAATTCTTCATCTGATAACTTCACTAATCCTTGATACCCACCTTCTACAAATAATGCATCACCCAGGTAGATCTGTGGCGCGGCACGATGCCCTTGGGCTATCAACCACTCACGTGATTCTTGATCTTCATCAATGTTAATTTCCGTGTATGCGATATTTTTTGTTCTTAATAAATGTTTGGCCTTGTCGCAAAAAGGACAATAATTTTTACTGTATACTGTTAGCATTTCTCTCTCTTATAATTCTGGTAATTCATCATACTCAACGTTTTCGCCCATGACACCAATTACATAATTAGTTGATTCGTTTTCTTGTAAGGCTGTTTGTTTTTTGCTGGTATCGCTGTGTTTGTTGAACCAAGGTATAGGAGTAGTTTTAGGTGCTGGATTACTGTACTTAATACCAATTTCCTTTAGTGCCCCTACTGCTGTGTAGTCTACAAACTCTTTTAAGATAGCAGCATTAAGTCCAATCACTGGACCTAGCTTAAACAAATAGTCTGCCCAGGCTTTTTCTTCATTGATAACGTCAAGATACATTTGATAAACTTCAGCTTCGCATTCTGCTTTGACGTCTACAAAACGTGGATCCTCTTTAACTACTTGATTGATCAAGAAAGCCGTCCACTCTTTATGCAGCAATTCGTCTTGTAAGATCAAGCTGATAATATTACCATTACCAATGAAAATCTTATTCTCAACCATGGCTAAACTTGTAGCAAATGATACCATAAAGCGGAATGCTTCTAACCCATAACTTGCGTGTAGAGCAAGCCATATGGCTTTGATGTGATCTCTCTCATCTATCTTATTGCCCATTTCTTTACGGCAGTTGATCACATGTAACTTATCATAGTAGTTGCCAATGTTACTAGCCATGCCTACGATTTCTTGTGTGTCGTGTATTGTATTGAATACATCTTTTGGCACGTTGTAGATATTACGGATGATATGACTGTAGCTCTTGCTGTGGATGTTAGTTTCAAAGAAACTCCAGTTACTGATAAGTGCTTCTAGTTCTGGCAGACTCACCACTGGTCCAAATACCTGATTAGGCGCACGGCCCTGTAGGCTATCTAAAGCTGTCTGGCGCAGTAAATTACTGGTAAAGATATGTTTAACAGCGTCGCTGGCATCTTTGAAATCTTGTGAATCTTTAGTTAGGCTGACTTCTTCAGGTTGCCAAAAGAAGCCCCTGGCTGTGTTTTCAAAGTTAGCAATCTTGTTATATTTTACTTCTTCAAAGCGTTGGATAGTCACAGGACCAGCTGGATCCAGGAACATCTTACGTTGTAGATAGTTTGTTTTTGTTGATAAATTATATTGTTCTTTACTCATAGTTTACATGCCTCGCAATCTTCGTCATTTTCATCTGGTTGTGCAGCTAATGTTGGTGCAATTTCTGCATCTGCTTTTGCACCTTGTTTATTGATCAGGCTATAGTAGAATGTCTTGATACCCCAAGCATGTGCCTGCATTAAGTTTTTAGCAATCAATGTGCTTGGGACTTTACGATCTGCCCAATGTGCTGGATTGTAGAAAGTGTTTGTACTAATACTTTGATCCACATAGGCTGCAAGAACTGCCGCAGTTTTTAAATATGCATCACAGTCAGTTTGTTCCCACATCATTTGATAACGATTTTTTAATTTATTATACTCTGGTACTACTTGTATAAAGCTACCTGCTTTTGATTCTTTGACACTGATCAAACTCATCGGCATTTCAATACCGTTAGTTGAATTAATTACAACGCTTGAACTTTCAACAGGAGCGATAGCCATCAGTGTAGCATTACGTACACCATAACTACGCATGTCGCTACGTAGTTGTTCCCAGTCTAGTTCACGTGTGGGAGTAAAGTCAGCTAGTTTGTTTACACCTCGAGCACGATTTTCCCAAGGAAAGTATCCTTTTCCATATCTGGTATGTTCACTGTGTAAGCAAGCTCCACGTTCTTTAGCAAGTTCTACTGTGGCTTCTGTTAAGTAGAACGCTTGATGTTCCATCCACGTTTTAACTTCCTGTAGTGCATCTTTCTCACCATAGCGTAGATTCTTTTTAGCATGCCAGTAGGCCAAATTAGTGATGCCAATGCCCAATGGTTGTATTTCATCATTGCTTAATTTACTTTGTATGCTTAAGAAATCTTGATAATCTAAAATATTACATAGACTACGTTGTAGAATTCTGCAAGCACGTTTCATATCTTCTGGGTTGCGGAATGCTCCCCAATTAATACTACCTAACGTACATAGAGCTA